CGCGACGGGTGCGGCGATCGAAAAGATCAGTGCGCTGGAGGACATTGGTGCTCGTACCGGTACGTCCATGGACGCGGTCACGACGGCCCTTATCAAGTTCAACGACTCTCTCAAGGACACGGACCCCAAGAGTAATGCGGCAGAAGCACTCAAGCGGATCGGTCTAAACGCTGACGAGCTCCGCAAGCTGGACCCGGCCGACGCCCTGCACAAGACGGCGAAGGCGCTGGCGGAGTTCGCCGACGATGGCGACAAGGCACGGCTAGTGCAGGAACTGTTCGGGCGCAGCACCCGGCAGACGGCGGCGTTCCTCAAAGACCTCGCAGACAAGGGTGAGCTTAACGCTACCGTGACGACGGAGCAGGCCAAGCAGGCCGAGGCTTTCAACCAGCAGTTGATGGCCATGCAAAAGAACATCTCGGACATCGGTCGCAGCATACTCAGCGACTTGCTGCCGAGTCTGAACGAGTGGGCCACCATCCTTAAGGAGGGCGGCATCCTTGCGTTCCTGCACCTCGGCGGCGGTGCCGGTGCAGCCTCGAGCAACATCGGCGCGACCATCGAAGACGTCACCAAGCGACTCAAGGAAATGAAGACCGCGGCGGACCAGTTCGAGAAGGCGAACCCGTTGGCCCGCATCTTCAGTGCCGAGGACCAAGCCGCTCGTAAGCTCGGCATCACCACGATGGAAGCGGAGCTCCGAGCGTTGAAGGCGTTACAGGCGCAACAGGCTCTCTCCGGTGTTGGCGATGCAAGCGACGCGCTGTCACGCCGCCTCGGTTCCATGAACCGGCCCAGCGTGGGACCGGGGCCGAAGCCGCCGGGGCCGAAGGGCAAAGATCCCGACGCCGACTTCAAGTCGTACATGAACAATCTGCAGGAGCAGATTCAGAAGACGCACGAGCTCACTGTTGCCGAGAAGCTGTTGGACGACATCCGTCGCGGTAACCTTACCGTGTCACCCAAGCAGGAGGCTGCACTCAAGGCACTCGCCGAACAGATTGATACTGAGAAGCAGGCCATGACCGTGGCCAAGGAACGGCAGGAGCAGCGTAACAAAGACTACCAGCAGTCGATCGACGCAGCGCGTGAGCTGGACGAGGCGGACCGTGCGTGGCTGCGTACATTGACCGATGACACGCCGACACGCAAGATGGAGCAGCTCCTCAAGGATCTGGAGCGACTGGACAAGGCACTCGAGAACGGGCTCGTCGACCCACAGGTCCACCAAGAGGCGCGCAACAAACTCGTCGGCCTGACCGACGCAGCCAAGGAAACGAAGAGTGTTGGTGAGGAGCTTGGTCTTACGTTCACCAGCGCGCTCGAAGAAGCGGCGATTGCCGGCGGCGATCTGCAAGATGTGCTGAAGGGTCTGCTCCAAGACCTGATCAAGATTTTCTTTCGGCTCACTGTCACCGAGCCGCTGCTCAAACAGTTCAAGCAGGCATTCGACAGTTCGGGCGGCGGCGACAGCCAAGCGGGCGGGTTCATCAAGTCTCTGCTGGGCAGCGTTGTGGGGGCGTTCACTGGCGGAGGTGGTTCCTACCCCGCCCCCGTGTATGCCGGCGCAAGGGCGGGCGGTGGCGACGTGCTGGCGGGTCGCTCCTACGACGTGGGGGAGTACGGCCCCGAACGGTTTACCCCGCGCACTGCCGGCACCATCGCGCCTGCGGGTTCTGCCGGTAACGGCGGCCTGTCTATCATCAACCAGACGACGGGTCGGGTGGATCGGGCCGTGGAGCAGCAGGTGTCACCCACCCAGCGGGCGATCATCCTGCAGGAGAACAAGCAGGCCATTATCGCGGAGCTCTACGATCCGGGTTCCAAGATGAGCCAAGCTATGAACAGGAACTACACTGTGCGAAGGAATCGTAGCTGATGCCGACGCCCACCATCCCCACCGGCTTCAAGCCGATCATTCAAGGCTACAACGTCGGAGCTCCCGACGGCGTGCAACTTACGGAGGTGATGGGCGGCATGCCCCGCGTCGGCATGCTGTGGGACCGCGGTCGCCAGCCGTATCAAGTGACGTTCATACTGGAGTCGGACAAGTACACCGTCTGGGAAGTGTTCTTCCATAGGGTGATCGGCAAAGGTTCGATACAGTTCAACATGCCGATGGATAGCGGGTTCGGCCTGCAACAACATCTGTGCATGATGGTGCCCGACTCGTACAACGCCTCGCGTGCCGGCGGGCAGGTCTGGTCGGTGACCTTCACAGTGGTGGCTGAGTCGCCCATGTACGGTCTCACACAGGACGAGATCGACTTCATCTTCGACTATTGGGAACTTGCCGGTGATGAAGGAAGCGCACTGCTGGCGCGCATTGCCAAGTTCGCCAACGAAGACACGTTGGTGCTGGGGACGCCATGAGTCTGGATATTGAACAGAAGCTTCGTGTGTTCTTCGCTTCTGCCCCGCAAGTGATCCACAAGATCGACACGCTGGAGATCAGCCATTCACAGATGTCGAAGGTTTACTACCTGTGGCGCGAACCGTACAACGGTGAGATCACAACCGAGGATGGAGTGCGCACTGTGCAGCCGGTAAACTTTCAGGTGAAGCCGGCAGGCAGCCAGCAAAACCTCGACCAAGTCTACGCGATCGCTTTGGACACCGTGGACATCGAAGATGACTTTCGAGCCGAGATGGATCGGGTGGCTATCAATACGTCTGAGTTCGTGCGTTGCGTCTTCCGCGAGTACCTGAGCGACGACTTAACCGACCCGTTGTCCCGTGCGGTGTTGCAAGTGGAGTCCGTGAGCTACAAGGTGGGAGCGGCGTCCATTAGCGCAGTGACCCCACGGTTGAACATTACGCGCACCGGTGAGCTCTACACTGTGCGCGATATCCCGATGCTGAGGAGCTTCGTTTGAATGTCGCTGATTACCTAGGCCGGATCTATCCATCGCCGCCGTGCTGGTCGCTGGTGACGGAGGTGTACATCATGGAGCTTGGCCAGCAGGTGGACGCGTTCGGGACTATCTCCGATAGCGTGCGACAGGCTGCACAGGCGTTTCGCCTGCAGCTCCACAAGGACGCCCTTGGCTTCAAGCGGATCATGGAGCCAGTGGACCTCTGCGTGGTTCTGATGGGCAAGACGCGCAAATTGGGGTTCCACCATTGTGGCGTCTACTACGGTGGCAGCGTACTGCACGCCGTTCAAACAGAAGATGTCCAGCAGGTGCTCAATCAAGATTTGGCTTCCTTGCGGGATACCTACCCACTCATGGAGTTCTGGGCGCGATGAAACGCATCGAACTCTACAAGCACCCGTTCTCGGGTGGTCTCCCTGAAGTTCACAGGGTCGAGAGTATTGGTGAGTGGTTGCTCGAGCATTATGGCGAGGTGCCGTCGACCAACGTGTACGTGTATGTAGGCCAGCCGTCGCAAGCGACCAGCATCACAGGCAACGTCAAGAAGATACTGGCCAACGACGAAGACGTCTACACGATCCTCGAGGCACCGGGCCTACCCGTAGCAGCAGCGGCAATCGCCGAGTGGCTTATCAACTTCGCCATAGCCGCGGTGTTGAGTGCGATCGTAAACTCGATCTTTGCTGCCGACACTGCCAAGACACTGGACAACCGGGCGCAGGAGAGCCCGAACAATCAACTCTCGAGCCGTGACAATAAGGTTCGTCTGATGGAACGGGTGGAGGAAATCTTTGGCGAGGTCCGGGCCATTCCTTCCATCATGATGCAGACGTACACGAAGTTCATCAACAACCGGCGAGTTGAATATGGTCTCTACTGTGTGACCCGCGGATACGCCGCGTTGTCGGACGTTCGTGATGGTGAGACACTTCTGAGCTCTATCACCGGGGCCAGTGCTGCGGTCTACTATCCGTTCACCTCCCCCAACAGCAGCGACCCGCCAGTGATGCAGATTGGTGACCCCATCATTGACGGTGTGGTTAACGTGTCGTCGTCTTCCACGCTGGATGGTATCGTCCTTAAGGCGGCGAACCAACTTCAACTCACGTCACCGAATGAGTATTGGGTACGTGGCCCTTCCGCTTCCGAGTCGATCATCGGCAGTATGCACATCCCGCCTTCCACTGGAGACATCATCTACCAGAACGAAGCGTTCCGTAATCCCAACTTCTCAGCCGTGGCAGAGGCCGGCCAGCAGCTCACCTACGACACCGGTAACTTCACCCTCCTTCGGTCGTTCACTACTGGGGGT